AGTTTTGGTAGTACAAGCTAGGTTCAACCTGCACAAACTCGCTTTCCCCACCCCTCCCCTCAACAGGTATTGTCAGGGCTTTAGGGTAAAACATGCTTTGCATTAAGGCCAGCTTTTCAATCGCTGGTAGCTTCATATCTAGGTTAAAGCGGTCAATAACCCTATCCATGACAAGGTTGCCAATAACCTGTAAGCCTTGAAACTCTGTAGCCGTTTGTGCCTTATCCCTGCTAGTCACATTACCCGATAGTTGCCTTGTGGCTCCTGTCGTGGCTTCTGTCTGGCTCTCTAACAACTGCAAGATAGGGAAGGCAGGGTTAGGGTTGGCCACTAAGGGTTGTGGCAAGGCGTTGGGTAGCATTGTGTTAGGCTCATACGTCACTACATCGCCTGGCTTAATGTTGTACTGCTTTTGCTGAAGCATCCCCTTAGGTGCAAGGTATGGCGGATTCATAGCATATTCACTACTTACCACGGCCTGCTTAGCCATACGGCTAGCACCTTCCATCAGGCTAACCACTTGGCCAATAGGGCCACCTTGCCCCCACCCGCAAGTAGTCTCCTCATACAACGCCTTAACAAAGGGGTTGACGTAGTAGGGGTTAGGCTCAAAACGCACAACGTGGCTTCTAGCTGCTATTGTCACCATCCAGTTACGCAACAAGTCACCGTTAGGTAAGCGCACGTCACCATAAAACTCTAGTAGCTCAACCCTGCCATCAGGGTAAAAGCCCTTAGCGTCTTTGCTTGCCTTCACACCCTTTACGACGTTGTTGTAACCACTGCTCTGTTGCTCTATATGCTGCTTTACCTGCTCTTTAAGCTCGCTATGGTTGCCGTAAAGTGTGTTGTCGGCTAAGTCCTCATAGACGATAGGCTTGCGGTATGCCTTCAAGCACTCATCCCAGTTGTCGGCGTTGTCGGTATCAAACACAAAGGTGTAGGGGTCAACCACCTGCAAGTCTGCCAACTCGGCTACTGTCTGCTCAACCTCTACAAACTCGGCCTCCCCATTCATACCAAGTTGTAGCTCTGTCCCCATCTGCCCACTAAGCACCCGCACTTTGCGTGTCTTAGTCATCCGCCCAGTAAAGGCGATGCACACGCCTTTTGTGATGTAATGCTCAGCCAGTAGGTCAAGCCTGCACCTTAGTTTGTTTTGGCTAAACAGGTAGTTGAGTAAGGCTTTATAGGTAGGGGCTTGCTCTTGGGCTTGCTCATCATCGCCCTGCACATCAAACAATACCTTCTCGCCCTGTAGGCTTCTTGCCCAAATATGGCCTTGCAAGGTGTTAAGCACCTGCCTAGCAAAGGGTAGCTTGATATCCAGCACCTTCGTCTTACTGCTGTAGCTTGGCTCTAGTTGCTTCTCTACTTCACGCCATATAGGTTCCGCTTTAGTCTTGCGGTCTTGCTCCATGTTTTCAAACTGCTTAACCAGTTGGCTAATGACTCGCTTCTGCAAGTCCTCGGTTAGCTCTACCTGCTCGCCTTCGTCATTCTCATAGGTGTAAACAGAGGCCAACGCATCAGCCTCTGCACCTACTGGCATCAAATCCAGCTCATCCATCGGTTAGTAGCCTTTGCCCTTACCGCTGCCCGTTGGCTTTTGGGTTGTGCCTTTGGTGATAGGCTTCTTTGTACCTAGGTACTTGCCCACTTCACCGCCACGTGTGCTACCGCTTGCGCCAGCTTTGGCGTGGCTACCGTCTTGAACACCTGCGCCCATAGGGTAGGTCTCCTGCATTACTGATGTAAACCATGGTTACACCCCTAGTCTACTGGTAACAGTAGCGTCTTAGGCTTCTCAGTGTTCGGCATTTTGGGAGGCTCTAGCACCCATGCCAAATAGCCTAGGGCATCGCTCGCATGGCTTAGGGTGGGGTCACTTCGCTTGTCTATGTCGCCTGTGGGCAAGCGTCGCATCTCTTCAAGGTCTCTCGTTAGCTTAGGGGCGGCCTTGGCATCAACAAACATACGCCTCTCGCCGTTGGCATTTTGCAACAGGCGGTTGACATTCTCCACCCTGCTACGCACAATCGGGTTGCCACCGTACACCCTGATGTCCTGCATTGACACGTTGTAGCCCCTGCTGTGAAGCGTCTCAACCATCAGGATGTAGTCAACTGTGCCGCTGGTGCTGTAGCTACCGTTGTAATCGCCGTAAAACTTAAGCTCAACCACTTGGTTGGGCGAGTACCTAGAGCAAAACACGTCAATGTTAGCAGGCGTGTTGCCCTCGGCTATCTCATCAAACACGTAAATCCGCCCGTTGTGATGATGCGCCAGCACGCTATGACAGGCGGGGGCAATGTTAAAATCCCATCCCCAGTGTATCGTGAGGCCGTCAACAAAGGGTATCGGCTTGGTGTGCTGTGTGCGGTCAAACTTATAGTACACTTGGTTGCTTGGGTTAATGAACTCTGCAAAGTATTCCTGCCTCCACGCTTCAAGTGTCAGGTCTCGCCTCGCCGCATCCACCGCCACTTGGTCAATGAACTTACCCTCTACGCTTGGGTAGCAGTGGTAGCTCCACCCCTCCTCTTTGTCAATGCCACGCTTGCACAAGTCATAGAAGTAGTTGCGGCCGTCAGGCGTCGAGGTTATGAGCATCTCGCCGTATGGCCTCACCCTGTCTAGCATCGGCCTCACAATCTTCGTCAGTATCTCCTCGGTACTCTTGGCAAAGGCCGCTTCATCAAGATAGAAGCGGGTGAAGTATGCACCCCTTGCGCTGTCAGGGTAGTTGCTACCCAGTAGGTGAATCGTTGCGCCATTGATGAGCGTTATACGGTGTTCGCTCTTGTTGATACGCTGTGTGATAGGGTGGAAGAAATGTACGGCTCTCTCCCAAAAGATGTCCTTAGCCTGTTTTAAGTCGGGAGCCATATATCCTAAACGTGGCGAAAGACGCCTTCCGTGGGCATCTGTGTAAGCCGACAAGCACCCGATTAGCATATCGGCGAGGATAAGTGAGGTCTTTCCCCAGCCTCGCCCTGCATTGACTACCCTAAAACGTGACTCGTCAAACAGCACGGCCTCATGGCACTCTTGAAGAATCACCGTTAGGTCAACGTCAACGACAGTCTGTTTACTGTTCATTCCAGCCCAACAGGCCAGCCTTTGCCTGTATTGCCCCAGCTTGGCACGTATTGCACACCCGCTCATTGCCACTCTTCGCCCTGAACTGGCTATGACAAGCGTCGCATTGCTTGATAAAGTCTTGGGCTTTTCTCGCCCCGCCCTTCTGTGGAGCTTTCTTTAGCGTTTTATTCAGCTTGGTAAGGTTGAGCCACCCGCTCTTACTGGCCTTGTTGCGCACCTGTTGAGCCGATAAACCTAGCTTCTCCCCTATCGCCCTAGGCGGTAAGCCGTCTTGGTAAAGCTCCCTTGCCGTGTTCCACTTCTCGGCTTGTGTGATGCGCTCATCTGTTGCGCCAATAATGAAACAGAGATTGGTGTAAACCTTCTTTAGCCAGCCTTCAGGGTGTTGCTCCATTAAGCCTAAGGCTTCGCTCGCCCAGCCGTGAATGTTGTCATCGCTCAAACGCTACCCCCTCTCACGATGTTAAGCCTAATCTCGCCCATGCCTTTAAACTCCACTACTTGAGGAGCCTCAAAGCCTGTCATTTTATTTAACACCTCTACAGACTTTACGGCATCGGATAATTTGCCGTGACTTTCAGCGTCAAGCCCTAAGTTTATTGCCTTTCTTAGCACTTCCGCCGCCTCTTTACGAGTCCAAAGTATTTCATCCGATAATTTAGCTTTTAATTCAGCGACTCTTGAGGATATCTTGAGATTAGCCATTAACTGGCTCGCTATCTCATTTACGCTTTTATCGCTTTTTGTTTTAGTGTCATAGCATTGTCTGTAAGCGTCACTCTGTGTCATGCCATCAGCAACAGCTTGTGCAAACGCCTCTTGTTTAGCTGTCAGTAGCTTCTCCACCGTTTATCCTCTCATTGTCGCCAGCGAGCCACACCACAACAGCACCCGCTGGCTTTATCATTGTACACCGCTTGGTGTACTTTTGTAAACCTTCTCTAAAAGTGTTGACAAGTACCTGTTATACCTGTATAGTAATTACATGAGGTTGAGCAAGTGGCTAACCCAGTCTGAAAGGAACACCGAGATGAACACTAT